TTCATGAGGACAATATCGTGCACGTAACTGTCGACAATTATATTAAACACCAAATGCACTACATGCATTTAGCACTATATCGCACAGGCGTAGAGTATCCTGCCCAACAAGTTGATATGGACCCGTATATGCTCGGATACTGGTTGGGTAACGGTCATGCCGATGAATCAGTGTTTACACAATATTTTCAAGATAATTTGAGGGCATATGGATTAATGCCGAACAAGTTTATTCCACGACAGTATCTAATTAACTCACGCGAGGTGCGCCTGCAAGTACTAGCAGGCATCTTAGATGCAGACGCGACATACCAACAGGCCATGAAACAATACACATTGTCGCAAAGCATCACTCATGAGCGCTTGTTCGACGATGTGATTGTGCTTGCGCGGTCCTTAGGCTTTGCTTGCTATAAATCCCATATGGTGGCCAAGTGTAATGGCAAAGAGTACCCAGCAGTGACAATGAACATCGTTGGGGATAATTTGAGTGAGATTCCGATGAAGGTACCACACAAGATCTCGGTGCATTCTCCCCGTGTTCACAACCCTATGCGTGTGTCGTTCACCCTAGAACCGCAGGGGGAAGACTTCTATTATGGTGTCGAGGTCGATAAGAATCATCGCTACGTGATGGGAGATTTCACTGTCACGTCAAACTCAAACTCAAAGTCGAAATTGTTAGACCTAGTTCAGCGCGCGATGGGCGACTACTATTGCATCCTGCCGATCGCCCTGCTGACGCAGAAACGCGCGGCTTCAAATGCTGCGCAGAGCGAGCTCGAGCGCACGAAGGGTCGTCGCTGTGCGGTAATGCAGGAGCCCAGCGATAATGAGCGCCTAAATATCGGCCTCATGAAAGAGCTGAGCGGCGGTGATATGATTCAGGCCCGTGGCCTGTTCAAGGAGCCGATCGAGTTTAAGCCGCAATTCAAGATGATCATGACCTGTAACGAGCTGCCAGAGGTGCCATCGGATGACGGCGGTACTTGGCGCCGTATTCGCGTGATCGAGTTCACGTCCAAGTTCGTGGAACGCCCCGATCCGAGCAACCCGCGCGAGTTCCCGCTCGACTCGGAGTTGAGCGACAAGTTCGATCGGTGGGCCGATACGTTTATTAGTATGATCATCGATCATCACAAACACATGGATCCCAAGGGCATTACCGAGCCCATGGATGTCCGCATTGCTACGGAGAGCTACAAGAAGAACAACGATGTCATTGGCCAGTTCGTCACCGACAAATTGGTGGCCGACCCAACATCGACGCAGCGCATCCTATTGCAAAAGCTCTTCAACGAGTTCAAAAGCTGGGCGTTCCAAGTATTACCAAAGGGCAAAAAGGTGCCCGATCGCAACCAGCTTCGCGCATATATCGAGAAGCGTTTCGGGCCATACCCGTCTAGTGGCGGCTGGAAGGGTATAAGGTATGTGACACAGGCCGAAGAGCCCGATAGCGACGCGGAATAAAAATTGAATATAAAGATGTTCTTTTTGGTAGTATAGAGAATGCAAATAGAACGCGTACTCTTACATTTGCGGGAGATGTTGGACGCGCGCGGCGACGATACGGTGGAGTTCGAGGAGCACAGCTACTCGGTGCCATATCCCCGCTATTATAACGAGCTTGTTGTGCTGGAGTCGGATAAGACTATGGTCTTTTTTGCTCTCAAAAAGGAGGTACTAAAAGACTTGCAGAAGGACTGGAAGGAGCTTGATACAGCGGAGAAAATGTCTGCCGCATATGAAGGCCGCAAGAGTTTCATTCTGGTCCTGTCGGAGGATCCGTCGACGCCAGCGAAGAACGCGCTCGCCGCCATGGACAAGATGTTGAATGCAGAAGGCGGTGCATTCCAGTACTTCCTGGTTAAGGAGTTGCTCTATAACCCGACGAAGCACGAGCTCGTGCCAAAGCACGAAAAGCTGACCGAAGAAGAAGTGGCGACACTTAAAGAGCGTTACATGGTAAAGAGCAAGATGCAGATGCCGCATATTCTGAAGACCGACACGATCGCCCGCTGGCTGGGCCTTCGCCATGGCGACGTCGTGCGCATCCCGCGCCACAACGACACGTCTGGTGAAAGCCACTATTATAGGTACTGTGTGTGACGGAAGATTTTTCTGATTATTCAAGTAGAGTCTTTTATGTCGTTGGCGAAACTACAGTCGGATATATATGACAAGCTGACTTTTATAAAGACGGCGTTTTTCCAAGAGAACATGCAATCTTCCCCAGTGGTCGGTAATGTAAATGCTAGCTTTTCAGGTTCTACCTTCCAAGAGAGACTTTTTAGCGGCTACACTAGTTTCAAGAATGTTTACCTCGTACCCGATGCGAAAGGAAAACAACAAACAACAAACTTGGAAGCTGCGCCCGTAGTGTATTCACGGGCACCGTCTGATTTATCATATTCGCAGATGGATTTGCCCAATTCACAGTCGAATGCCAATCTAACCACCGACTTTACTGATATTAACTTTTCGTACTTTTTGGCTGATGGGGACCTCGTGAAGGAGCTAAATGACAATCGCAAGCTCTATACTTTGTTGACACCCGAGAATTATCAACGCTATAAAAACAAGATAGAAGGGACATCTAAGGACGATATCTATGTCTCTCGGTACTTTATTGGAGAAAACAAAACCACTAAAGAGGAGGCCGATGTTCAATCAATGTCTGCATTGGTCAATAAGCTGACTCAAGCTAATATGTTTACGACTAGCCAAATTAGTACTGCTGGCAGTTCGAACTCGGCATGCCGTGATTGCATAAATCTCTACATAACAAGCAGCACCGTTGCTCTACCATCAGGGATCTACGATGATGTTAGAAAACTCAATGTCATGAACACGAGCACTACTGCCTCTACAACTAATAAGTTTGAGTTTGCACGCCCCAACGGTAGTACCCCTTTTACCGTCACTGTCTCTTACTACGCGCGCATAGACAACACCACGCCGGTGACAACCTGCAGCTTAGAAACTGTGGTTGAGGCAGGTACCTTTGTGCAGACCAGTACGAAGCAACAAATCTCTCAGTCGTGGACCAAAATTATTTATACGTCGCCTTCTATTAACCCCTCGAACCTTAATGCATCGGATAAGCCTGGCTTCCGCATCCGCATCAACCACAACGGATTTTCGATTCCTGTGCACATCACCGGTGTTAATGTATCTTACAACGGCGCTTCTTCGGACGTCAACCAGATGTTTAACCTCACGAATACGGATCTCTTTACTCTGCGTCGACTGCTGCTCTTGTATGAGTGCATGGCTCATATGTATATTGCTATGTATTTGCACGAGAATGGAACATATAAGGATACTACGGCTAAGGATACTACGGCTTACGACAAAATATTAGCTATTTGCTATGAAAACTTGGTGAACCTAAACCGCAATGTCAATGCGGCCGCAGCTACGGGAGAAAGCGGTGCAGTGTCAAACATTTCGAACCAGGTCGCCCGTCGCATGAAGGATTACAAAAGCCAGTTGAGCACGATTAACGAGCTCAACACGGATTTGCAGCAACTAAAGACCGGTCTCAGGTCCGAAGTTGATAAGATAAATACCAGTAAGACTATTGAGGCTCGGACCAAAAAGTACATGTATGGAGCCGTCGCAATTTTCCTTGCGGTTGCCATAGCTTGCATAGTGGCCTATGTTGTCCCCATGAAACCCGGTATGCGCATTGGAGCCTTTGTGGTCATTGTAGTAGCTGCTGTTATAGTTGCCGCAACCTTGCCGTTTATATATGGCAACAGCACGGAAGGTTTCTATGTCGGCGGTGAGAATATCTACGCCATCCAACAATACCAAGCAATCAGTTCTAGCGCCGACAGGTCGGCAGTACGTAACGCATATGAGCTAGGTACTTTTGACGAGGCAAACAAATACCTCATGAACACGATCTATTTGGCAAATATGCTCCAATCGAATATTAACTACGGCAATGCAAATGCTGCGATCGCGAAAGAGAAAGAATATTATCAGGGTGTAAATATTCGCCTGGACAACTCCGCGAACACTCTACGTGCGACGGTCGGCATTATCCGTCTCGACAATATCGTGGAACGCGCCCGAATGACATTCTTCCTAACCATTACTGTCATCGTTGCGGCAACTGTGCTTGCGATCGTTCTTGCATCTAAGTGGCCGCAGACCCACGTGTACATTTACGCAGCAGCATCGCTCGTGGTCGTGGTAACTATCATTCTGTACATCTTAGATACGAGTGCCCGTGTGCGGACGGACGCGGAAAAGAAATACTGGGGTAAGCCCAAAATGCCATCATCTTAGAGTTTGGCAATATTTTCCAAATACATATCCACCGACGACTTATCCTCGCCATTTTGGAAGCCTTCGCGCACCAACCAATCTCTAGAAAAAAGATTGAGCGGATGGCTTTCATTCAAAAAGATGCTAATAGCTAGATTATAAACAATCAGTATGCCAGCAGCAACTAATATGCGACGTGTGCTAAAGTAAAACATGCCGAACAAGATTACTTGTTGCGTGAGTGGATGGGCAAACAGTTTTTTTTGCGCCTCCGTGAAATTGAACACGACGTGACGTCCGCCCACTTGAGTCATTAACGCTGCAAACGCTGCGATGGGATCAAAAGTAGCCGGTGGTGCTATCATTACAATAAATCAAGAAAATGGTGCTGGGTCGCCCGCTTTGAACTCGGCATCGTCAAACAGCGGATAATGTGGCACGGACAGCGGCACAGACGTCAATGGGACGCCGGGAATGGTGACCGACTCCGGTATATGATCGGCAACTTCGGTGGGACGCTGCGGGATCGGTTTACCAAACACGATCAAGTCTGCAAACATGGCGACGGTAATGATCGTGAGAAGCGCAGCCACCTCTAGGCTCCAAGATGAAACCACGGCAATTGCGGCGATGAGCACCAAGAACATCCAAGGATATGCGTATATCTTCAAGAGCCAGCGAGGATACGCTTCGCGTGGCCTAAATGCGTAGATAATGACGAATCCGGCTACTATGCCAATAACGAGCCCTTCGAGTACTGTTTTGATCATCTTAATATTTTCGACGACAAAAGAATTATCTTCTGGGTTGGATAGAGGGAAATGTTTCAGTATTGTACATTACAGGAGGCATACAATGTACCATCGTTTGAAAGCGTGCGTAAAAAGAAGGCTGCAGCAGGATGTGGCGCACCGTCGAAACCCGTTACTCCGTATGATCCCTACACATCTGGTCGTGGTCGCGAACAAGCGCGTCGCGAACCCGTCCCTGTGGAAGAAGGTTTCGAAGATGCTGCGGTGGGCCTGCGCGATCGCAAGACGTACCGCGACATGTCCGGTGATTATACCTATTATAGCAAAGAGTACGATCTCAAGTTCCCCAAAGTAGAAGGTTTCGCCGCTTCACCGGAGAAGTGTGACGCTGCCACCCCTCAAATGTATGAGGTACCCATTTCTGCCGAGTCTCGTGCGGCATATGACAAGGCAATGGCAACTTCACTAAGCAACTCCGGTAGCAGCACAAAGCCTATGGAGCCACAAGCACGCAAAGTCGATATGTCTGGCGTAACTGGTTACTATGATGAAGACTTGGAACAATATTTGCAGACAAGTAAAATGAAAGCATCACCAATGCCGGCCGTTCCCAAGCCCTCCGGTGCAGCCGACGCCAAACCTTATGACCCCGATTCGTCGCCGTTTGCCACCGCCATGCAAGAGTTTAGCACGCGCGATGGTCGTCCGATGTTGCATAAAGAGCCTGTGTCGGTTGTAGGATGGCGCTCCGTGCCGTGGTGGGATGTTGCACTTTTCATATTAGCGGGTTTGCTAATTATTTTCCTCTGTGAACAGCTGTTCCGTGTGGCAGTGATGATCGGTATGCGCCGTACCGTTGATGTGCTAGAGCCTTTCCTGGCGCAAATATCAAAATAGACGCAAACGGCGCTGAGGTTGTTGCCGTGGGGCAACTGGTTGCGGTAGCGTCGGACGGCGCTCCAGCTCGGCGGGATCCCACGAAATATACATAACGGCCATATGGGGAGGCGGCAGGATTTGGACAAGAAAGCCGCTGCGGCGCAATGATTGCACGACATATTCTAAGCATTCGCGCACGTTAAACAGCGGATATCCTATAAGCAGGCCCGGGATCTCGTAGAAGGTGTTTTGCCCTCCGTACGAGGCGACATTGCGAATACGGCGATGGCATATCTCCAGAATCTTGTCAAAACAGATTGTCTTATTTTTTTGCTTTTCACGATGAATATTGCGCAGCTCATTTATACTAATGTGCGGTGGCATCGCGAAAAGGTTTGAGCTATTCTATTGATAGGTAAGAATATGCGACGTTCCATAACGCACTTGGTGCTTGGAGGCGGTGGTTTACAAGGCATAACATATATAGGTGTCTTGAGATTCCTGGCACAAGAAGGGTTAGACAAACACATTACACACGTTGCTGGTTCTTCTATTGGTGCGTTGTTCGGCATGTTTTTTGTGCTCGGCGTTCCTTTAGACGAGCTCGAGGCGTCTTTTAAAGAGTTTTTTAGGTCGGATGAGTTGAACCGTGTCATTCCCTTGCAGGCTTTTGCAGGCGTGATGAATGAGCCGTTTTGTATAGAAGATGACAAACGTTTAGCCTATATAGCGAAACGGCATCTTGTCGATCCGGACATCACATTTATGCAACTTGCGAAACGCAGCGGGAAACATTTCGTAGTATGCGCGGCATGTCTTGAGACCAAAGAAGCGATGCACTTCTCTATCGACACTACGCCGCACGTGAGGGTGCGTGATGCGGTGATTGCGTCTATGTCTGTGCCGCTGATGTGGCCGCCGATGCGCATCGGAGACCGGCATTATATCGACGGTTGCACAGTGGAGTCTTTGCCGTACTCGGCATTTGCGCCGCGACCGCTGCCTTCAATGCTGTGCATCACGCTCGGCCGCAAATGCGACGAGTGCGAGTGGCCATGTAAAACCGTGGCGGAATATTTGGGAGTCATTTTGCAAATGAGTGCAAAATGTTTCCATGAAAAAGAAGATGGCATATTGAAGCTAGATCAATGCCCTGTCCGGTTCCTTCCTACGCGATGGGTCGAACACGGCATGCAGTTTCAAGTTAGCGACGAGGATATAGACGCCTCTATTGCATATGGGTATACGTCTATGCACGCATGGTTTATTACAGATGCTTCTTTACTTCCGCTAGAAGAGCGGCAGCCGTGCGATCCCCCTCATACTCAGTCTCCTTGCCGTCCTTGCCAGTGATGCGAACAGTGGGAAAACCGGAGATATTCTTCTTGCTGACCTTGTCCGTGTTTTGCTCGGCGTCCACTTCGACGGTGGTAACGTCGAGCTTCTCAGCAGTGATGGCGTTCTTAAACTTCTCCCATTCGGGCTGTAGCTTTTGGCACCAAGGACAGTTCTTCATGAAGTAGTAGGTGACGGTTACTTTGGGGGCCCCGGCAAACTTTTCCATGGTCTTGCGACCGAAGAAATACCAAGCTAGGCCGAGGAGGGCGATGACGGCAACGGCAATTAGGATTTGCTGGTGGATAGATAGCATCTAATAACTTTAGAGATAATTTTCTAAAAAGAGCGTGATGTGCTCGCCATCTTTGTTACAGAAGCCGTGGTCGTGTGCGTCGAGAACCCATGTCAGGAATATTCTGATGCGCTGAGACTCGAGGTCACCGACCACCAAGAGATTGTGGTCCATAGCAAAGATTTCCAGCTCTTTCTTTAGGGCTTGCCATGCCGCAAATGTAATAACTAATACACGATTGCAAAGGTTGTTGAATTGCATGAGTTTATCCATATACTTGGGTCTGTCGTCTTGAAGGTCATCACTCGTTATGACACAAACGCTGTGATCCATCGCTGTCAATTGAGAGGTGAAAGCTTCGGCTTCGTCCTCGTCGAGCGCGAGAACCAGCGTCCGCGAAATGGAGACCGTCTCGTACAAGTTCGCAACCTCCCTGAGTAGCGCCTCCATGATGCTATTTTAACTTATAATACACGTTTGTTTTAAGTGCTTTTTCGGCGCGCGGATTTAAGGCCAACGTATAGTTAGGATATCCAATGGAGGTTATACGGATTCCTGTAGACACATTCTGGTCCGCTAGGGTACAGCCTGCCCAAGACCTTGTAGACAAAGCCCGCGAGCTGTATGAGCGCCATGCATGTTTTCGCGAAAATTGGTCAGCTCACGAGCGGCGCCCCCGGTCCGAAAAGCATAATCGCCCAGTAGACAACAAGCCGCGGATTGGCAAACGCGAGCTCTCGATTGAGGTCATGGCCGAGAAGGACTTTCTGGGTATGCTCAACAAGATCGCGCCGGCGAATCGCGACCGCATTCTAGCGACGTTGAAAAAGCATATAAGGCCAGAGCTAGATAGGATGTATTTGGTCACTCTGTGGGAGCACTTCCTACGTTCCGATACATATCAAGACGTATTGATGGATGTCCTCTATGTGTTGAGCGGCCAATTCGACGTCAAGGTTTTCCTCGACGAGAAATGGCGCGATTATGTGCATTCGCGTGCATGGGTGCCACCGTTGGTGGAGCGCAACGGGGCGGCGGACTATGACGAGTTCTGTGATGCCGTCAAATGGCGACAGCGCGCGATGGCCATATTGCAAATGTGGCGCGGACTCGTGGATCACGGGTGGCTACCGAACGGGGAAATGGTTCCATTGCAAGGGGCGATTGCCCACGATATTGATGCGCAACTCGACGCTGTCGAGCCCATATACAAGGCGTGTGAGATAATGTTCGAAGAGCTGGGGGTTGCCGTGAAACTCTTCGGCGCCACAGAGTGCACGAGAGATTGGGTACACCCAATGCGGGCAAGAGCGGTTAATTTCCCCCCGGCTGTGCGATTTAAAGTATACGATTTGTACGATATATTGCATATAGAGAAAAAATGATATATGAGTATCAGGGATCATAAAGATGGCCGACTACAAAGAAGCAATCTTGGCCGAGTTGGAGACGCTGAAGAAGGCAGAGACGGTGCGAAAGAATGTATTTAAAGCCCGTGCATATGGAAAGGTGATAGCGCAGATTCGTGCTCGCGATGGCCCGGTTCGTGCCTTCGAGGATCTCGCTGGTGTTGAGGGTATTGGGAAGAGTATAGAGGAGAAAATAAAAGAGATCATTCTGACGGGGCACTTGCAAGCAGCGGCCGTGATTCGCGAGGATGCTGGCCTGACGGCGGTGGAGACCCTGATGAAGATCCACGGGATCGGGCCAGTGAAAGCGCGGGATTTGGCCGAAAAGCAGGGCATTCGTGACTATGCTGCGCTGCGCGCGGCGGTAGCCGCAAACCCGCGATTGCTAAACGAGAAGCAAAAGATCGGGTTGCGCTATGTCGAGGACTTCTTGGCGCGAATCCCGCGCACCGAGATGGACGAGCACGCCAATTTGCTGCGATGCGCCATTCGCGGTGTCGACCGGCGCTTCGAGGTCGAGATCGTGGGCAGTTATCGACGCGGTGCGGCTGACAGCGGTGACATCGACGTCCTGATGCGCCTTCCCGCACACACACCCGAGGCGGAAATACAGAAACTGTTTCATGCGGTTTGTACAGCCTTACGTGAGTCGGGCTATGTCACCGACGTGTTGGCCGAAGGAGATAAGAAGTTTATGGGGGTATGCCGAGCGCCGCGGCGGCATCACCACCGCCGGTTAGACCTACTAATTACTCCGTGGGCCGAGTATCCGTACGCGCTACTATATTTCACCGGTTCGGACAAGTTCAATATTGGGATGCGTCGACATGCTCTGGCGCGCGGCTACACCTTGAACGAACATGCTATGAAGCCGGTTCGCGAAGACACACCTTTGGTACCAAACATGGAAAGTGAAGAAGATATATTCGCCTTCCTAGAGTACCCATATATTTCTCCCCTAGAAAGGAACAAAAAATTGTGATGTATGAAATAGATATGGATCCTATCCGCCTAGCTCACCTCATTGGCAGCATTATCGGCATTTTCCTACTGGCTCTAACTTACACCTTTATGGATAAGCTAGAGAAGATCGGTTGCGCCTGCGCAGAGCATCAATACCGCAAGTTCGTGAAGATCTATCCCATCGTGGCCATCGTGTTTTTGCTAATCACGATGTTTGTCCAACCCGAGGCACTGGGTAAGAGCATGCTACCCGTCTTTGCCCTCCTGAAGTTCGCGTACATCATTACCACTATCGTGTTCTTCGTTTTGGCGCTCATCTATGTGCGCTACTTGAAGACCGCGAAGTGCCAATGTAGCGAGGACATTCGTCGCGAGGTTCTCTACATATGGTCCATTCTAGAGATCATCCTGATGGTGTCTCTAGTGGTCTTCTATATGTTGGAAGCCGTCCTATCCTCGGGCTCTGCCCTGGCCATGGCCACCTTTAAGGGCGTGAATCGCTCATATAACACCGTGCGTGAGGCTGCAGTCAACCCGATCTCCGCTGTGCGTAAGCTACCGGCATCTCTGCGCAAGAATGCCCGCACTATCCGCAAGGCATTCTAAGCCCTAGCCGTTTTCTTGAAGCAGCACTCAATACCGTGCTTATTGGTCTTCACATAGAAACCTTCGGCGCATTTGCCATCGACGGGTTGACGACCCGCAGGGCACTTTTTCTTTTTGGTGGCGGCGGCGGGCTTGGCGGGGCCTTTGCTAGCTTTATAACAGCATGGGAAACCCGCCGGATTGTATCGCAACTCTTCACCTGGTCCGCATTTGCCTTGCACTGGACGGCGCGGCTTTGGGCACGTATTTTTGACTTTCTTTTGGCCGTACTCCACTTTCTTTATTATGATATCGTCATCGATAGAAACGGGTGACTTTTCTACGGTCTTTAGTGGGCGTCCGTGGGGTTTTTCAGAGTACATATTGCGGAATAGATAATGGTCAATCGCTACCTTCTTTAAGGCGGATTCTGCGGCGGCAATGCGTTTCTGTTTATGTGGAATGATACGGTCATAAATCATTTGATCGCAGGTTTGTGTAACTAAGCCCCCCTTGCGCGGAACACACATGTAGACGTGAACAGTAACTTTCTTTTTGAGCGTCGGATGGTTCTTAGGAATATCTACATGTGAGCAAAAACGGATGCCGCGACCCTCGACCTGCGTTTTGGCCGATTGGTTCCAGACGGGGTCGAGCAAATGAAGATGTTGGATGTGCTTAAATGAAATGCCTTCTTTGACCGAAGGGCTGCCGAGAATCACGCGAATGAGGCGACCGTCCATGTTGTCTTTGCGATTGACGATAGACTTGATGAGCTGTTTATCTGCGTCTTTAACGCTGCCGTCCCAAATTGTGAAGACTTTGTGTGCATGATCGTTCCATCTCGCGGTGTCGCCGGCGACGTCTTTGAGGTTCACCCAACCGTCTTTCTTCATGATCTCGGCGAGCATATTTAGCGTACGTTGCGTAAAAGAAGAGTACACCATGTGCTTGCCCGCATTATCCTTGATGATGTCGAGGAGTTCGCGCATCCGTGGCGCATACTCGTCCATATCGCTCATGACGCTCCGAACGTCTGCATAGCATGACACGGATATTTGGCGCTGCTTCATCATGAATGCTTCTTTGTTTTCATCATTTTCGTCTTCTTTTTCCAGAAGAACTGCGTTCATCATTTCGTCTTGTGTGGCGGTCAGAGGGATCAGATGGCGCTCATACTCGACTTTCGGATATGCATTGGCACTGGTGCCCGGGAAGAAGCTTACTTTGCCGCGGAGGCGATCAATGATGTCAGAGATCTTAGAGTTAGGATGAAGGTTTCCCATTGCGGGATTGATATTGCGAACAAGCTCGCGGAATTGTCCGATATTGTCAAAGATAGGTGTGGCGGTCATGAATATCATCTTTACAGAATGATGGGCATGTTCACACAGGTAGCGTAGAATCATAGTATTCATTCCTTTTGAGCGTGACAGTTCACCGAGCTCTTTAGTCTCGGCATATTTCTTAGGATCGTACTCACCGCTGAATAGGTTGTGGACCTCGTCTATGATAATAATACGGTCTTTAGTGAATGCAGTAGCCCAATCCTGTAATTTGGTGCGCGATGCTATGGCGTCAGCGCGGAACTTCTCGAAAGACATGATATCATAGCGCTTTGCGATCGCCTCCATGAAAGCCGAGCGAATCTTGCGCTTGCGAGCAGCGGAAGTGTCTGGGCCATGGTACATCATAAAATCGGCTTTGGAAATGTACGCTTCCATGCCGCAAGGAGATATCAGCTCATCAAAGAAGTTGGTGCGGAGACGCGCGGGGAGAATTACGGTGGCCTTTGCGCGCGGATTTAGGCGCATGTACTCCTCGGCGATCGTGATGGCCGTACAGGTTTTGCCACTGCCAATTTGATGATATAGCAAGAGCTTGTCCCAGGCCGGGTTCTCTCTGATGTAGTCTTTGAGGAACTGCTGTTGCACTTGAAGAGAGAATGTACCATCATCTGTGGAGCAAATCTCGTCCATGGGCCGATCATCGCGATCGCGCATATAGTGTTGATATTTTTCAAAGACTGCGTAACGCGTAGCCATATCTACACGATTGTCACAAAAATAAGAGTATGTTTGCGCATCTATAGAGACAGTGTGCGCTTCTTGGCAGCCGGACGGCCACGTTGAGCGCGCTTAGGTGCGCCACTGCCATTGCTGAGTACTCCGTCAATCTCGGACTCGATGAGGGAAGTGATTTCTTCATCGGAGAAAGACATTGTCTCTATACGACTCTGGGCCTGTTGTTGCTGTTTTGGGGGTTGCGGATCAATATCGAGTTGGACGTCGTTGATGATGTCGTCGATATCCGTGCGCGGGCCCTGCATCTTGCGCGGTTGCGGCATAGTCTCGCGTTGCGGGATTCCGCTGAAACCGCCGCCACCGCCGCCGCCGCCGAAAAGACCGCTTAGCATGCCGAACATTCCACCGCCTGCGGCGGGAGCTGGCGAGCTCAGGTTGGCGGCCGCGGTCATGCCCTCAGTGTATTGGCGAGCCGCCGCTTGCTGGAAGGCCTTCAGCAGAGCGGGGTCCGACTTGAGAACGGACTCCACGGCAGGCACCTGCGAGCGCTTGAACATGTTATTGCTCAAGTGGAACATAAACGCACTGCCACCGAGACCCATGAGTAGGCGCACCTCGGGTGGCATGCTTTTGCCACTGGACTTGTACTTCTCGTGTAGCTCTTCAAAGATATCATCGTAGTCGGCAATATCCTCATGGACTTTCTCAGACCAGCCGTTGAGAGTAACATTGAAAGGGTTAAAGCGATCATTTAGAGTTTCCACACCGGTCACAAAGAGCATGGTCATCTTGCGTTGAAAGCGCACGCTAGCGTCGACCTCTTTTTCGCGCACGATGCGGTGATACTCGGTGCGCATTTCCTCTAGGTCGGACTGCAAGGTAAAACGTTTGGGTAGGCGAAATCCACGTGCCTCCAGACGATCCATTTGGTATAGGAGCTCTTTCTTCTCATTTAGCTCCGCCTCCACACGGGCGCGCTCGTTGGCCATGCGATCGACTTGAGGGGCGGCCGACGGGAAACGTGGGGCGCCGAACCCAAATGTTTGCTCCTGAGGCGTGGGAGTGGCATCATCGGTCTCGGTGTACTCGGAGCCGCTGTCGCTGCCGCCGCCGCCGCTATTATCACTGTTGAAGCCAAAGCGATTGCGAGGCTCACTGTCACCGCTTTCGCTACCACTGCTTTGAGAGAGGACCTCGCGACTTACTTTTGCCTTGTTGATAAGCATGTCTGTACCTAGATCGATGCCACGGACGAACGAGCCCGGGCGCGACCTTTGATCAATCGTAATGACCTCATCCTCGTCGTCCGTATGGACAGTTACAGATGGACCTTGCATCCTTTAATGCCATCGTGGAGATCTTTTAAATGGTTTTATACGCGCCTTCTATGATGTTTTTATTCTCAATAGACATTCATAGAGCTAATGTGGCTTGTCTTAAGTAGAAATATGTTGATGAACAAATTATACACTTGGGACGCGAGCGTGTAGTTAAAAAACCCACGGGTGGTTTAATAAAATAGAGGTTTTTTCTGGGTGACAAGAATATCATAGCGTGCAAAGAGATTATTGGTTTTTGAGTATAAATAGCACGTTCGCAAAAGGTGCACCTTGAAACAAACGTAGTCATGATGATTTCTATGATCGTATTTAACATCTCTGTTTTGTAAAATGGCGTACAATACAAAAAATGTTGGGCTATATAAATGACCGATCCAATCTTCAAGAATCAAGCATCTGTCGCAGGCCCAACCTCAATGTTTGCCTTCCAATTGAGCTCTTCCAAATGGATATACGTAATTGGCGAAGATCACGAAGCGGGTGATACGTCTTTTGACAATATCATTCGAGTTGAAGACGCCTTGGTTGCATATTTGAAATCAAACCCGCTCTATATTGCTGTTGAAGCGACTGATAAAATGTTCATAGAGTATGCAACATGGGTTGATACTGGCATCGTGCCAGCGACACCTATTAGGGCACTTTGTCATCGTATATATAACGCGTCAAGTACGGTTTTACATAATCTAACACTCAGCAATGCCGAGATCCGCCAAGGATCTGGATATTACTTGTTGAGCCTTCTAAGTGATCCCATCGAGTTCACGACATCGTTCTTAACCATTAGTAACACTACAGAGTTTCTGCAACGTAGGGGCATCATAAAGATGTTTGAGAAGCATCTCCTGAAAGCGATGGACTCGCGCGTCTCTTCAAAGCGATTACTTAAATCTCTGATCTTTCCAGAAACAGACATACCAAACTGGTACAAACAAGCAATAGAAGGGCTCAGCATAACACCAAATCTGTTAAAAAACGATCTAGCCACCATAAAACAGAAAGATCCTAAATATTACAATGCCGTAGAGGAACATGTAAACATGGCGTGGGATTATGCATTTAGCACAGGATCTTTTCATTCAAGAGCAATCCAATCGATTGCGCGTCACCGCCGTTCTGCTAGTAATCAATTGGCCATTCACCATCTGTCTGCTAGTAGAGCCGACCACGTGCAAACGCATTTTGAGCGCCTACTTGCTATCCTCTTTGATGTCAAGATTCTGATAGAAATGTGGAACAACTCAGATGATACAAAACCCTTCGTCGTCCTAACTGGAGATATGCATGCACACATGCTTGCAAATTTCGTTTCAACTCATCTTGATGTCGCCACAACCGCCTGGTCGCACGGTATAGATGATCCCGACATGGTGCCTATCTCCAGAGGGCCGAAAACCGTTTAAGCACTTCACACCTCTGTACTAAATATGCAATATATCACGTTCGACGTCGGCATTCGCAACATGGCCTATTGCGTCGCGGTACGCACTGCGGAGACCACAGAGATCCGCGCGTTGCGCGTGGTCGACCTGTGCTGCCGCAAGAACGACCCGCAGCGCATCGTCGACGCGACGCTCGATATGCTACAGGGCGTCATGGAAGACGCCGTAGATACGACGCTACCTACCCAAGTCTTCATAGAAAGCCAAATGACCGCCACTATGAAGGCCATCCAGACTGTTATCAACACATTTTTTAAGATGATGGCCAAATATGAAGGCCTAGAAATTACCTCTAAATACTTGTCTCCGACACATAAATTGGCGCTCATGCGAGACTTCCCCGAGTACAAACCGCCGGACCTCGCAACTACAAGCTCGTATCGCAAAAATAAGCTGGATTCGGTGCATTTCGCCACTTGGTTGCTGCAACAACGGGAAGATGCCAAGACGCTGGATATTTTGCAGGCGGTGCGCAAAAAGGACGACCTATGTGATGCGCTTTTAATGTCCATTTATGCCGCTAAGCACTTTTGACGCGTTTCCAGACAGCGTCTTGAAGTTGTTTTACAACAGACGCCGAGTACACGCGCAGGTTGTTCCGTTCGATGAGTTTGCGCAGGAATACCCAGAAGTCGTCGTTCTCGTACATGGCATTGTTCGACGCAATGGCGCGACATTTTTGCGCTAGCCAGTCATATGAAGTGGCCAGGACGGACATATAATCAGTGCCGCGTTTTGGTAGGGGACACAACATTCCGGAGTTGGCCAGAGAGAGAATGATCTGCTGGACTTTGTGGTGGTTGCGCTGGCCCGTCGGGATAATATCTAGCAGGTTTTCGAATACGGAATATTTGTAATCAGGGCACAGTAGCAACTTGTCTGTGCGATCAGAGTACACGGCTTTGTTATCTATAATGATGAGATTGTTCTCTAGTACTTGTTGTTTTTCTTTGGCAGTAAGAGGATGTGTCTTACCGACCACGCGGCAAATGCGTGGAAACACATGATTAATGGACTTCCGGTAATTTCCAGTGCCGTCCGGCGTGCAATCATCGCGTGCAAAAATGGGCCGCGCAAACCTGATGTCAAATGCTTTCTCTACGAGGCCGATCTCGTAGGTGGCCCATGACCTTTCAGAAGCCGTGAATATAAAGAAAAAGACATTATCGGGACCGTACATATGTTCCATGGCTTTGATAAATGCAGCAAATCCGGGGCGAACCAATTTGGTTCTCGAGGAAAATGCCGTTACCGGACGCAAATTAGGTTTAATGCCGGCACTCTTCAGCGATCGCGCGAGGGAAAAAGCATGTGACTGGAAGTCCACGCGACCCACGATTGTATGATCCCAATCGAGGACAAAAATCATCGGCAGCTCTCTGTGGGTCATGTCTTCCTTAACTGCGGTTAAGAATATTTCAACAAATTGTCAACCAGTTCATAATTGAGCTTGGCGCATGCGTCCGCGAGCAGGGCGTCCTTAGCCTCCTGCGGGACATTGCAATATTTCAATATCAACCGGACACATGACCATTTATGTGCATGTATGATTAGTATTCTGGGAGAGCATAACATATGTATCGCATACGCAATATCAAGATGCATAATATGGATTATATGGATTTCCATATTCAATCAGCCCACTAGAGA